TTCAACTTCAGAATTCGCCACGTCAGCTACGGGCGACCTGTCAAAAATCATTGTTGAAATTCAGCCTCTTGCAGGCGGGACGGCAACCGGAATTGTGACCATCAGCAACGCTGATATTTACGACCTCAACTCGTTTGACTAACCCTAGCCCCTCAGCACGGGGATTTCAAATAAATAAACGCTGAGAAGCGCCACACCACACAAGCACCCATGAGGTGCTTTTTTTACGTCCCAAGGAAAATCAATGACCGATTTGGAAACCCAAAGCGGCGGCGATGACCTGCGCTCCACTCTCGAAAGTGCGTTTGCAGATGCTGCTGAACCTACAACCAACGAAGCCCCGCAAGAGGCATCCACAGAGGCTGTAGAAACGCCTACAGAACGCGCAGAGCGTGTGCGTGATGAATCGGGCAGGTTTGCCAAGAAAGACGAGCCAGCGCCCGTTGAAGAGGTCGCAGAGGCTCCGGCTGAAGTTCCAGAGATTCCTGAAGTCCCTGCCAAACGTCCGCCGTCATCTTGGAAGAAAGAGACACAGGCTGAATGGGAGAAACTCCCCGCGCATGTGCAGGATGATGTGCTTCGGCGTGAAGCAGATTTTCATCGTGGCATCGAGGGTTACAAGGCAAGCGCACAACGCGCACAGGTCTACGACCAGGTTCTAGCCCCATATCAGTCAACCATCCAGCAACTAGGCGTCACGCCAGAGGCTGCAATTGGCTCGCTGTTCAAGGCAGACCAACTACTACGCAACAGTGCGCCGCATGAGAAGGCCGCGTACTTTGCACAACTGGCAGCCGATTACGGCGTGTCACTAGAAAACATCCAACAACCGCCACAAGTCGATCCGGCTTACCAGCAGTTGTTAAACGAGGTTCGTTCTCTCAAGCAAACAGAAAGCATGAGAGAGCAACAACGCCAGCAGCAGGAAGCGCAAACGCTCAACAGCACCATTGCGCAGTTCTCTGAGGGCAAAGAGCATTTCGATGCAGTCCGGGAGGATATGGCCGCGCTTCTACAAGCAGGCCGTGCCCAAGACCTAGCGGCTGCATACGACATGGCGATATGGGCGCGACCAGACCTTCGTACCGGGCTACTCCAACAGCAGACCCAGGCGGCAGAGGAACGAGCACGCGCAGCAATGCAGCAAAAGAGAGCGCAATCCGCCTCTGTGTCTGTGAGAGGTTCATCGCCTGTCAGCACTACCAGTGCAAACCCAACCGACTTACGCGCTTTGCTTGAGTCGCAATTCAATTCTTGATAAAGGAGCCTTAAATGGCATCGTTTCCCAATCTGACCGACATCGTGACATCCACGATTCAGTCCCGCAGCGGCAAGCTCGCTGACAACGTTTCTAAACAAAACGCCCTTCTGTATCGTCTGCAAAAGAAAGGCAACGTTAAGCCTTTCAGCGGCGGTAACGTGATCTTGCAAGAGATCATGTACAACGACACGAACACCATCAACGCCGGTTCTTACTCTGGCTACGATGTGATCGACATCACCCCGAACAGCCCGATTACCTCGGCTCAGTTCGACATCAAGCAGTACGCTGCTGCCGTGTCCATCTCTGGTCTTGACCAACTGATGAACTCTGGCAAAGAGGCGATCATCGACCTGCTGGAGTCGCGCATTCAGATCGCTGAAAAGCAACTGCTGAATTCGTTGTCTGCTGGCATCTACGGCGACGGCACTGGCAACAGTTCCAAGAACATCACCGGCCTGCAAGCTGCGATTGCTGACGCTCCCTCGTCTGGCACTTACGGCGGCATCAACCGTGCGACTTGGAACTTCTGGCGCAATGTGGCTTTCTCGTCTGCCACTGATGGCGGCGCTGCTGCTACCTCTGCAAACATTCAGAGCTACATGAACCGCGTTGCTATCCAACTGGTTCGTGGCAATGATGCTGCTGATATTTGCGTGGCTGACACCAACTACTACCGCCTGTATCTGGAATCGCTGCAAAGCATCCAGCGTATTGCGTCGGAAGAGATGGGCGCTGCTGGCTTTACCGCTCTGAAGTACTTCGGTGCTGGCAAGTCGATGGACGTGGTTCTGGATGGCGGTATCGGCGGTGCTATCGGTTCCAACCGCATGTACATGCTGAACACCGACTACCTGTTCCTGCGCCCACACCGTGACCGCAACATGGTGCCAATCGGTGGCGAACGCCAGTCCATCAACCAAGACGCTGTGGTAAAATTGATAGGTTGGGCTGGCAATCTGACTTCTTCCGGCCCGCAGTTCTCTGCCGTCCTGAAGGCATAAGGGGAAAACGACATGGCTTTTACCATTACATCCCTGACCGGCGCTGACCTGGTTAGCACCATCTCCGCAACTGACATTGCCTCTTTCGCCCAACGTCCTGCTGCCCGTCTGGGTACGCAGGTGTGGGGTTCTGACGGCAAGCTCTATGTGTACGCACAGGCCAATGCATCTATCGGTGCATCGGATGCTGACTGCACCGTGAGCGCCACGACCTTCCTGGCGACTGCCTCCGGTGGCTCTTACCTCTCGCCCGCAACGGCGATGGTGACTGGCGACCAAGGCTGGTTCGCTAAGGCTTCGGTCTAAGGAGCAAACGATGGCAATTCCTAGTCGCCTTATGGGCTCTGGCTTGTCGTCGTTGGCTGCTGTCAATATCTGCGGTGATGTGGGCGACACGCTCACTGCCGCAGGTACTAGCAACACCGACGCGCTTGCTCTTTCCGCTGCTATCAACCGTGTAACAACTACCGCCGCATCGACTGGTGTGCGCTTGCCTTTGCCTGAGTCTGGCTCGGCAATCGTGGTTGTCAACTCCGGTGCAAATGCCTTGCTGGTTTACCCCGGCACTGGCGCACAGATCAACGCACTGACCGCGACTACCGCAGGCTTCTCCGTAGCTGCTGGTGGCCGTGCAATGTTCGTTGGCACTAGCTCGACAAACTGGTTCGCCATTCTGTCGGCTTAAACCGTGGGGGCTTCGGCCCTCCTTTTCTTTTATCACCTAGGGCAACCCCAATGGCTGAGAACATCTCTATCCGCTTTTACCAAGACAAATTTCTGATGGGCTATGCGTCCGAACAAGCAGGCCACCCTGTTTACGAAGACCGAGACTTTATCGAGATTGCAACCCCCGGCGACATGAACACCGTTATTCAACGGCCTGTCACCGACAAAGACAAAGAACGCTGGACAAACCAGTTTGCACGCTATAAAGAAGGCCTTGAGCCTAGCGTTGATGGCATCCCCCTGGAAGCATGGGCGCGTCTCACTCCCGCATCTGTTGCCAATTACAAAGCGATGGGCGTCAAGACTGTGGAAAACGTGGCAGGCATGAGCGATCAAATCTGCAACAAAGTGGCTATGGGTGCAATGGCAGACCGTACCGCTGCAAAAGCATATCTGGAACAGGCCAAAGACGGCGCACTGTCCCAAAAGCAAGCCCTCGTTATCGAGCGGCAAGACCAAACCATTGCCGACCTACAACGGCAAATCAATGAACTCGCAGCACTAGCAGACAAGCCAAAGCGTGGCCGTCCTGTGCGCGAAACTGAGGAAGCGTAAATGACATTGCTCGAATTGGTTCAAAACCTGTGTTTAGAGCTAGGCATTGCCTCGCCTACTCAGGTTGTCACATCGCAGGACGTACAGATAACGCAGATTCTGGCTCTTGCTAACCGATTCGGGCATGACCTTGCGCGTGACTTTGAATGGGAACGACTGGACAAGGAATACATTCTCCAGACAGTCTCCACAACGCTCACAGGAACCACCACAAGCGGCTCCAAGGTGATTACAGGACTTAGCTCTACCGCAGGGCTAAGTAACTTGTACGGCGTGTCTGGCACGAATATCTCGCCCTTCTCGCAGATCGTAAGCGTTGACAGTTCCACGCAGGTAACGCTGAACCTTCCGGCGACTGGCGACGGCTCCTCGGATATGGTGTTTGGGCAGGTGCAATACCCCTTGCCTAGCGACTGGCTGAAACAGATTCCCGCAACTGAGTGGGATCGTTCAAACCGCTGGCCTTTGCTTGGCCCGCAGTCTGCACAGGATTGGCAGTCTTTCAAGTCCGGCATTGTGTACGCTGGCCCGCGTCTGCGCTTTCGCATTCAGGGTGGGACTCTCTCGATCAATCCTCCGCCCGCTGCTAACGTAAACCTTGCCTTTGAGTACATCTCGAACGCATGGGCGCTGGCTGCTGACGGCGTGACGTACAAAACCAAGTTCACCAACGATAGCGACACGTTCATTTACGACGATTCGCTGATGTTGTCTGGTGTGAAACTTCGTTGGTTGCAGACCAAAGGCTTTGACTACACCGCAGCCTACAAGGAATACATGGACTACCTTGCCATCTGCAAGGCACAGGACAAGTCTGCCCCGACTCTCTCGCTTGCACCTCAAGGCGGGTCAATCCTGCTGACGAACAGAAATATCCCTGATGGATCGTGGGGGTCCTAATGGCTAATGGTCGGCGCATAGCTAACACTGTCACTTTCCCGGCTCCTGTGGCGGGATGGAATGCTCGGGACGCCCTGGCGAACATGGGCAAGCAGGACGCAGTGATTCTGGACAACTTCGTACCAAAGAATACCGAAGTGGTCTTGCGTGCAGGCTCAAGCAACCACGTGACCGGAATTACCGGAACGGTGGAGACTCTGGCGGTCTACGCTAAAGCAGCAGGAACCTACTCCATGTTTGCCGCTGCTGGCACTGCAATCTATGACGCGACAACCGCAGGCGCTGTCGGTGCTGCTGTTCAAACCGGACTGACTAACGCACGCTGGCAGACTACGAACTTCGCTACCGCTGGTGGCAAGTTCATGTATATGGTCAACGGTGCAGACAAGCCCCGTTTGTACGATGGCACAAGCTGGGTTGCTGTAGACGGCGCATCCACTCCAGCCATCACTGGCGTAACTACAACGTCATTAGTCCATGTGAACGTGTACCAGCGTAGATTGTGGTTCACTGAGAAGGATTCATGCCGGGTGTGGTATCTGCCTGTCGTGTCTATCGGTGGTGCAGCCCAATCATTTGACCTGTCCAGCCTCTTTAGCGCTGGTGGTTACTTGGTGGCAATGGCGACTATCTCGGCAGACTCTGGCACGGGCATGGATGACTTTGCCGTGTTCATTAGCTCAGAGGGTGAGATTGCCGTTTACAAGGGCATAGACCCATCTAGCGCAGCAACTTGGTACTTGGT